AAAGGAATGACGTTTTTGCCCAGAAAAAACATAATTATTTGCGTGGTAATATTAAAAATATTCCGGTCGTTCTCATTATTGTATTATGTATTATGATTTATTTTTTCTACACTATTTTGCGAAATCGCTTTTGGATTTATGATAATAATGTTTAGATATGGGTTAAAATGAACATTTATAGTATATGATACTTTTCTTATTATGTTTTGGAAGTTTAATTTTGGTTATGTTGTATTATTATGAACCACTTGAGAAATGTGCGTTATGGATTTCAAGTAAAAGTGCATACTGGTCCGTTGTGTTATTTTTTGGAACTATATTATATGGATATTTTCGACAAAAACGCGTTAATGTTATGAACCAATTGAAGACACCGTCGATGAATATATATAATTTTAAAAATACGACTAAACCTATAACTAAAACTACAACACGAAATGTATCCAATGTAACAAAAAAGATTGTAGCGAGTAATCAGGGATGGCATTGTGGGCATTGTCATACCCAATTGGATTTTACATACGAAGTAGACCATATTATCCCTTTATTTCGAGGTGGAACCAATGACAGTCGTAATTTAATAGCACTATGTAGAAATTGCCACGGTAAAAAAACAATAATGGAACGTATAAAAAAATGATAATGTATTATTATTTATGTAATATAAAATATACATACAACATCATACAACATCAATAATGATCTATTCGAATCGTCGTTATCCTTTACATTTATTTAATAGTTTTGATGCCACAGTATCAAAACACGGAGGACATTTGATTATTTACAAACATAATAAAACACGTCATATTGGACGTTTAATGCCATTTGCCAAACAGGGTACGTGTATCGTTCAAACTCTTTGGCAAGTATCGGAGACTATTGAACGCATTCCCGTTAGCAGTATAACACATATTAGCACTTTACCATATTTTTAGAAATATGGCAATTATAATATTTATTTTATATTGTATGTTTTTAAAAAATATTACAGTATAATATAAAAACAAAATGATGTTAGAAAGCTCCCGCCCAGTCCCCGTACCATACGCATTCTCAGGTAGAGAAAAGTGCAAATTCGTTATTACTTTTACGGAGGTTGAAGAAGACGCGTATAAGATTAAAGTTGAGGAACTATTCGAAGATGGGCGTCGTGTAGATCTTATACACCGCCCCATCGAAATACTTGGATTTCCAAGTATTATTGAAAGAACGGACCTTCATCTTACTAGAGAAGGAGCACAAGAATTATGGCAAATGGTACAAACATCAAAAGAAGATTTAATGCTTCATTCTAGGGTAAATAGTGCCGGACAGAGATTTGTCGAATATGTGCAACATGTTAAAAATATAACATTTAAGGCAATTGACCATTTATCAAGAGTTGCTGAATCGTTGCATGCTCAGCGTAAGAGACAAGCAGCAAAAGCCGCAAAAGAATTAGCAGCGACAGTAAAGGCAGAAAAGGCAGCGGCAGCAAAAGCAGCAAGGGCCGCAAAAAAATCTAAAAAAAGCAGTAGCAGTAGCAGCGGTAGCAAGGGCAGCAAGGGCAGTAAGGGAAGCAAGGGCAGTAAGGGCAGCAAAGGTAGCAGACGTAGCTAAAAAATCGTAAAGAAAACGCGGTTTGTTTAGAAATATCTTAACCGTAATCAGCGTTGTATATATTTTGTTATTTATATGAAAATAATAAAATATACGTGATTTACAATCAATAAATAAATAACTGTAATGCACATAAATATATATGTACGTAAAACAATATATACATATAAATAATAAAATGGAACCTATTTTACAACCACAATTGAACCGATTTGTTTTATTCCCAATTCAATATCCACATTTATGGCAATTGTATAAAAAACAACAGGCGTGTTTTTGGACAGCGGAAGAAATACAATTGAATAAGGACCGCACTGACTGGGAAAAATTAACAGAAAATGAGCAACATTTTATTAAAAATGTTCTTGCTTTTTTTGCCGGTAGTGATGGAATCGTATTTGAAAATCTGGATACACGATTTATCCAAGAAGTTCAAGTTCCTGAAATAAAAACGATATTTGCGTTTCAAGGATATATGGAGCAGGTTCACGCTGAAACCTATAGTCTCCTTATCGATACGTACATTAAAGACCCTCAAGAAAAAACGCGGCTATTCAACGCGATTGAAACAATTCCCAGTGTTGCGAAAAAGGCGAAATGGGCATTACGATGGATTAATGATACGGAATCGCGATTTGCGGTACGATTGGTTGCGTTTTTATTAGTAGAAGGTATATTTTTTAGTGGGAGTTTTTGTGCCATTTACTGGCTAAAACAACGACAATTGATGCCGGGTTTAACATTTTCAAATGAACTTATTAGTCGTGATGAAGGTATGCATGTTGAAACGGCGATTGCTATTTATAACGAATTACAACATACGCGTCTAACAATAGATGAATTAACCGAATTGGTCCGCGAAGCAGTTTCAATTGAAAAGGAATTTATATTAGAAAGTATCCCTTGCAGTCTTATCGGGATGAATGCTGCACTAATGAGCCAATACATTGAATATGTTGCTGATCGATTGGTTTCGCAATTAGGATATACAAATAATACTATATATGGAAGTTCAAATCCATTCGATTTTATGGAAATGATTAGTCTACAAGGAAAAACGAATTTTTTTGAAAAACGCGTTAGCGATTATTCTCTTGCGCGCGTTTCACATAGTATGCATGTGTCTGCGTCGGCATCGTCATCGACTGAACTAGACTCTGGATTTGTAACAAATGCTGATTTTTAGGTTGATTATTATACAAGGATTTAAATAAACTATAATAAATATAGTTTATATGTTATGAAGCATAAATATAGATATAAATACGAAGAACCATTGGAAGAGTATTATCATACATCCAAATACCAATTACAAATTGGTTATTCCACTATATCGAATGCTGGCAAGGGTGTATTTATAGATGAATCTATTGAAAGTAATACATTCATTGATTACTATTACGGAGATGAAATATCATACATTGGGACGGGTCCGTATTTTGTTGGATTTGAAGATGGGAGTCGAATATTGGGTATTGACGCAATGGCATTTCCACGATGTTATATGGCGATGGTCAATGACGCTTATAAAACGTTATTTCATAATAATTGTCGGCTTGATATTGTCGATGAACAAATTGAAATCTGGTCAATAATGGACATATTTCCTGGACAAGAACTATTGATGAGTTATGGTTCAAAGTATTGGAATACGTGATTTATATTTAATATTTAACAAATATTTACGTAATCCTTTCTACATCATATTTATAAATAAAATATTATATTGTATATTGTAATGAATATTTATGTTTATGGGTTGATTGGCTATATATGTATATTTTCATATAACTTATACAAGTTAACTAATTTAAACCAAAATATATATAATATTATAGGTTTTATATTAATAATTATTCCATCCGGATTAATTATTGTGTATTATAGTCGCATTATTACATCATCATTAAATGAAATGAATAATAAATCACAATTATTAACACGTCTATTATATCACATAGTATTTATTATTTATAATTTATATTCTATTGTAATTTTAAATTCGGAATATTATTATAATTATATTGGTTTAATTGCACATATGACTTTATTGTATAATGTTCTAAGTAAAACCGATTATTTATTTGGAAGAATAATGCTTTTAATATATTTTATATACGGTGCAACCGTTTCGCTTAAAAATATTAGACCACTCTTACTACAATTTATAGGACAAGTCATTTTAATATTGTTTTTCAGTAAAATTATATTTAAACAATTAACTAATAAAAAGATTAAAAAATGAATTTTCAATTATTTGTTTATTTGTGTACATAACCGTACTCCGGAACATTTATAAAAATATTTTCTTAAGTATCTCTTGATACATAAGAAAATGACAATTTTACACTAAACATGTTTATTTAACACATGTGATTCATTTATTCATTGGCTAATAACATTGGTAATAATACATCAAAACAAGAAGGCATTAAATCTTTGATTAATACGTGTATAATCAAAACACCATATATCCGACATTGTTGCTGAAGATGGGCAACACCTTTCTTTACCACAACTGATTTCTGTAATTTTTGTTCATCGATATTTTCCAATGTTAACGATGGTAGTTCTAATAACATACGCGCAATTGATAAAAATTTTTGAGTAGCCATCGTTATTATTAACATTTGTGGCATTAATACGAATATGCTTGCCATTGATTTGAGTTGTGTCATTTGCTCACTACTCATACATGATGTTAATACACATTTCATACGCTGGCCATACATATCCATTCCTACTAATTGTTTAAGAGTTTTCATATCTATTTTGAATTTAGCGAAAACGTTGCGTAAAATAGGCAATGATTTTTCTAATAATTTTTCGTCATTGGATTCAAATAAATTTTTCACACCCGCTTCCTGACATAAATTTTTCAATTGTATCATTTGTTCTGTATAAAAATCTGTTATTTTTTTGAATTGTGGTTCTAACGGATATTGTTTGACACATTCAGTTTTGCAATTATTTGATGGTGTCAATGATTTCATCTTTTTGGATTTTTGAATAGGTTTGGCCGATTTGATAGGCTTAACTCCTTTTTTAGATTTGGGCATTATTATAATATTATATTATAACATAATAAAATATTAAATAATAGGATCATATATTTAACCCTAACACGAAAATCAAATAATCAAGAAAATATTTACAGTATTTACGATTTATATAACATAACATCGCTATAAACATCCAGACACGAAATTCATAATTAAGTATACATAAAAGTTCTTATCTGTAAATACGTTTTGAAATATTACGACGCCCTTTTTTGTTTATTTTTGAAATATTACGACGTCTTTTCTTGTTTATTTTTGAAAATTTGTTATATCCACCACCACTGTTTGCGATATTTTCATTGTTATTAGCAGCCGTCAATAATAAACCGTTTAAGACACGCATCTGGTACTCTGTTTTTTCTACTTCAGCGTCTAATTGTAACTTCACAGTGTCTTCGTTTGGTTTCATAGGTCTGGATACTGGGTCAGTTCCGCTACTAATAAATGTAGCAGCGGCAGGTGTAACAAAGTAGACGAAAGGACCTATTATACAAAATAATATTGCCATCATAAACCCAGCAACTATACCACGTGCCATCTTATCAGAATGTATCAACTGGATTGACGGAGTAGTATATTCAGCAAGTTTTTTTGTTGCTGCTTTATATTCCTTAGTTATGTCTGATAACATATTAATGATATATTCTTTCAGTTCCTCAAATTCGCCAATGGAATTTATCTCTTCTATAAAATAATATTGTTTTGTAAATTTTTCTTTTAAATTTTCATCATCTATATAAAAGACATCAAATTCTTTTATTCCCGCAGTATCAGTGTGTGATTCTTGATTAAAATAATTAATTTTTGCGGGACCTTCAATTTTAGAATTGTTCCAGGTTCCATCAATTCGTTCTATAGGTAATTCTCTTAAAGCGTCGTATTTATTATATCCAGGGGTTTTTATTTTTTCGTCATAATTTTTCTTTTTATTGTTATATTTTGTTGATTCCCTGTTCCAAAAATATTGGAGTGTTCCTTTACCGTTATATACATCATACTTCCATTGACCGTTGTATTCAAGTTTTGTATCAAAATAATAACCATATCCATGTTTTTTTCCGTTGACCCAATTACCGCTATATGTTGAAGATGTATTAGATAATGTTCCATAACCATGATATTCAACACCATTATTCATTATTCGTTTTTCCAATATTTCTTCTTCATTTTTTATATTTTTCTTAATATCCACAATCAGCTTAGCGTGTTCTTTCTTTTTGGTTTCAAATGGAATCGTATAATATTCCGTATTATACTTTAATTTATTATCATGCCATTTTTTATCACTTTTTAACTTGTCCTCGTACCATTTTTTATTATATATAAAATCACTTTCAGTTTTGGAAATTTTTCTATTTACTTGTTCAATTTCTTCTTCACAGGTTAACTTGCTACTAAACATCCATTCTAACATGTCCCTTCCACTCTGCTCCCATACTCTTGGTATTCTTGCACTTTTCTCTGTGTTAAGAACGGTCAATTGATGTTGTAATTTTTCTATATCATCGTTGTATTGTTTTGTGTATTTATTGATATAATCCTCGCAATATTTTTCTGAGTCTCTGACATCTTTTTTATATTGTTTTTGATAATATTCGATATTTTCCTCGCTTTCTTTTTCTTGCGATTCAAAATTTTTTATCGTAGTGGCTAACACATTTTGAATGTCATTAATACTTTTCTCACTTAAGTCATAATTTATTTTCCATTCACCCATATATTTTACGTCAGTATTGATTTGTTTTTTTCCTGTATAAAAATTGTAAACGTTTCCTAAACCTCCTTGAATATAGTCATCAAAATATTGACCATCATCATAAAAATTAAATATACCCGTAATCACGTGTTTATTTGAATGATAGATACCCGCACATTTTGAAACTGGAAACCGTCATTTAGTTCATTACGCAACCCTTTATTGAACGCGTATAAATAAAATCCTTGTAAATAACCTACACCATCAAATTCGCTTGGAAATTGTGATCGATTATTATACCAGTTGCCTCTCAAAGTATATGTTTTATATCCATATGTAGTTTTTTCTCCAGGAATTGAATAAAGTTCCGTCTTGACGTAATTACGTGGTAACATTCTATGTGCCAAAGATACTATACTCGTTTTTACCGATGGGTTAAATGTGTTTAAAAATTTTGTCGTTAGTGTATCATCATAACATCTAAAGTTCAAATCATTATTTTGATCATATACATATGTTTTATTGTAGTCACAAGGAACGCATTCATCCTCGATGTCTCCATTTTGTATCAATGAGCCTGATATAACAAACTTTTCATTTATACATTTTAACTCATTTAATGGTTTTTTAAGATAATATACAGCTGAGCGATAAAAATGTTCTTTTATTTGTTCATAATTTAATTTTGTAATATCATGATCTTTCAGATTAAAATCACTTTTTAAAGACATTTGTATCAATTTACCCATCATACTATCTTGTATTTTTTCTAATTGTGTATTAATTGCATCAATCGAATTATTCACATTTAAATTAAGTTGTTCTATTACATCTGTTTCATCTGTTTTGTCTGAATGTGGTATATAACCAGCACCACCTTTTTGGTTATATTTTCGAGATTTTCGAGATTTTCGAGATTTTCGAGATAACCCTGTTTTGAGCATGTTTTGTTTTATATTATAGTATAGGAAAAAATTTAGTGATTGCATTATTTAATTTATTAATATGTCTATACATTGACGCATCGTTTCAATGGATATTTTTCTTTCTTTGTGCGAACCAATCTCCGGATTATACTCCATAATATCAGCATACACACTTATAGACCCATGACGAATATCGCGCAATAGTTCAACTAAATCTTCTAATAATAATCCATTCGAAACAGGTGTTCCTGTGCTTGGCATATATACTGGATCAAGTGAATCGACATCCAGTGAAATATGTAAGGGTCGATTTTGCGTAAATTGAATTATAGTATCCATTGCTTTTCGTGGATTTGCATTAAACTCACGAGCAGTTATATGCCGAATATGATGTTGTTTTACAAAATCCATTTCAGCGTGTTCAACACTTCGCAATCCAATATAGAATAATTGTTGCGGCAATAATTGTGGAATATCGGGAAATGTATGGGTCATTAGCATACGTACAACCATTCCGTGTAAATTTTTAGTGTGAGAAGATTCGAAACTATGTATGTCCGTATGCGCATCAATCCATATCAGTCGAAATTCATTTCCGTATCGCATAAGTGAACTCAAAACCGTTCCAAAACTTGTAAAATGGTCTCCCCCAATAAATAGTTTAAGTTCCGGATATTTGAAACAGAATTCACCAAGTTGGAGCATTGAATCGTAGCAATTGGTAAAATGCGATTTATCGTAGATTTTGTATAATGTTCGATCTGGGATTATTTTATGTATATCGGTTTTAGATAATTCGACACCCCGATGTGCTTGTCCACGTGAGTTTTGTATTATTAAAATAGATGGCTTAGTTGGTTTTATAAATCGAACAGATTTAACAGTAGCCGTTTTTTTTTGACTATAATGTCTAAGACCTCTGCGTGATTTCATAAATAAATATGTTTCAATATATAATGAAACATATATTAAATAAGTAATCTTAGATATAAAAATAAACGAATATTATATATTATTTTAATGCCTTTACCCACACCATTAGAATTACGTTCAAATTGTAAAAAAATACACGGTATTTTAAACAAAGACTCTCATTTAGATTTATATCAAATATACACCTTATGTCAAACAAAAAATATATCATTATTATATCCGGATAATGCCACCCAAATATTTACCCATGTTTATAATAGTTCTCAGCACCGAATTTTCGAAAAATTCATTGACGATATTTGCGTCAAATCATATACGGCAGTTATTCATATAACGACTGTAGATGATAGTCCTGGTCGTGTATCGACAGTCAAACTATATATTCCAAACGCAAATAGTGCAGGATATACGATGACAAAAATACCATCTACTAAAAGTATATCCATTGATGATATTTATCAAATGGGGATTACCACTATAGCATTTTTTTTCGAATATAGTCCGGTTCCTGAGGCACAATTTGGTCATTATGGTGGTGCTGTTTATGATTGTAATTTGCCAGATATTCTATGTATATTTGATTCAATGATGAATACCGATGCAGATGATCCTACACCATCCGAATATGGTCCAATTTTTGAAAGTATCATCAAAGATGATGTTATTCTTTTCGACTATGCCGGACATACTAACCCTCGCGTTGTGTATGATTTATATCGTATTCCAAATCTCGATAATCCAGATGCATATCCATTAGAATTGACAGGTGGTGTTATTGAAACACCTAATGTATATATCGAGAATATGCGTGCATCAGTTGGAAATAAACAACGTATCAATCGGTATATGTATTGTTCGGATAATCAAAATCAATTTTGCTATATGTGGGCATTTTTATATTTGGTTATTAAATTATCACCACGATATGAGCGCGAGAATGGATTGGTCTCTAGAAATATACCCGATTTTACTACATTTCATAAACGTATTTGCGACCAGAAAATAATTCCACTGGCAATTATTAAAACCTTTGCGTTTCATACTTTCTATTTAACGTATATTCTACATCTAAATATCATTCGACAATGTATTTTACCTGCACCATCCGCAGAAGAATGTTTTTTTACGAAATATTTTAGAACATTTACAGCATTTGATAGCCAGTATCCGGACGCAAATACGGGTAAAACGGTGAAATTATTTGAAATACCTAATTTGAATCCTATTCATCATACTGGATTGCGACATTTATCCATTTTTGATATTGTTCCACACGTCATAGAAGCGTGTGATATGACAATACCTATACGTGATATAACGCAAGTTGAAAATGTGTTGAGTTACAATCCATTTGTATTAGAATTCGTTCATAAACAATTTGCTTTGGCATTTTCACGTCGAAAATCAATCTACACATTTATATCCGACCCTTTATCTAATGATAATACTACAATTACAATGAAAGTTTTTAGTAAATACACAAGTAAATATGATGATATTATTATGAATGACGATACATTGCGTATAGGTGTTGATAATTTTACAGAATATATGAAAACACGAGCATCCCTATCATCATAGACGACTTTCTGGAATTTCCTAAATATAGATTTACACAATTAAAATATAACACAACTATCAAAAAATTGATTGATTTTATTTTTGATATTTACGTTAATATATTACAGTTAAGAAACATTATATCATATCATAATATACAAATGCCTAAATCTCCAAGATCATCTTCACCTAAATCACCAAGATCATCCTCATCTAAATCGCCAAAATCGCCAAAAGGATTTAAACCAACGCAACCTTTACATATAATCCACGCACATCCACGCGATGCTTCCATCTATATGGATGAACCTACACATATATACTATTTAGATGGAAAACCGATGTCTATTAGTGGAACTGGATTCTTACATTTATTCTTCGAACCGTTTAATAGTAGTGCTGTTGCGGATGACTTATCGCGGAAAGCCAAACTGGGAACGAAATATTACGGCAAAACACGTCAAGAAATTCTCGATATGTGGGCGGAAGGAACCCAGACGGGAACACGTATGCATAAAAATATTGAGGATTTCATGAACGGAATTGTTGTTCCTCACGCCGATATAACCGATACAACCGAATATGGATTATTTGCGCAATTTCATAAATTGATGGATAAATGGGGATTAGAACCTTATCGAACAGAATGGATGATTTACGATGCTGATGCCGATATTGCCGGGTCGATTGATTTTATCGCTCGCAATAAAAAAACAGGCAATTTATGGATTATTGACTGGAAACGATGCACAAAATTTTCAAGAGAATCATTTCGTGGAAAAAAAGGTAGGTTAGTTTGTAATAATGTAGATGATTGTAATGGATGCCATTATGAGATTCAAGTGAATTTGTATCGATATATCTTAGAGAAAAACTATGGGGTTAGTATCGAACAATGTCTGTTAGTTAATTTACATCCGGACCTTCGCGAGCCGGATTTATTATTCGCGGAAGATATGCAATCGAAAATAATGGAAATGGTTCAATATTGGATGGCACATAAAGAAGAATTGAAGGCAACGCGACATTAGTTAGAAGAAGTATACTTACGTGTTTTTTAATATGTCAGTTAGTTTAGATTTGAATGGTATAACTATTAAATGGACAGGCTCTACTGTTCCATCAAATCGTTTCGCACAAGCGAGCCCGCGTAATCTACCGGGCAATGAATGGTTCGTAATTGTGGATGATTTGACGAAGAGTAATATAACAGATTACGCTCAGGGTGGGTTGGGTGGTATGTTTTATGATGCTGCCACGTTTGATAAAGATATATACGTAGTTGGGACGTTAGAATATTGAATCCATTGATGTTGATCATCAATAGACCATCCAATTTTACAAATGATTCCAATTCCGTGTTATTACCATCAAACGAACCTAACTGGGGTGGTGATCCTATTCCGCGTCTTAATATATTTCTATCGAATACATCTATTATTGAGAATGTTCCTATAGGAACGTCAATAGGAACATTATCTACGGATCAAACTAGTCCAGTTGTATATACACTAATAACAAATCCATTAAATACATTCAGTATAAGTGGTTCAATATTGAAAA